CTAGGCTCTTTAGATTCACAGAAGTTCATACGAAGGGGGGTAGGTCGTAAAATGGCAGCGAACGCAGCAACGAACAAGGTTTTGAAACGTCCGTTATACGCAGAGATTCGGCGCGATCTACTCGACCAACTCGATAGAAATGGCGTAATCGGCAAGCAATACATCGATCTTGTCGATGATTACATGGATTTGTGGGTTACAAAGTGTCTCCTGGTGGACGATATCCAGCACCGAGGCGTGAACGTTGTATACCAAAATGGTCCGGATCAGCACGGGGTAAAGAAAAATGACAGCGTGGAGCAGCGCATCAAGGTCAACGGGCAAATGTTAAAGCTGCTTTCCGAGATTGGAATCAAGCCGGTGCAAACGAGCGGTGATGGTGATGACCTGTAATATAAACTCGCATATCCTGCAATATATCGAAATGGTCGAGAACGACACGGAGAGTTATTGCATTGAACAGCATGAACTTGTTTTGTTGGTCCGGTCCTGCTTTGAAACGGAAGACATCTACACGGATTCGGTGCAGCTTAATAAATATTTGGGCCTTGTGAAATACTTTCCGTTCGAACAGCTATTTCCTTGGGAAGAGTTTTGCACGGCGCTGCACCTGACAACATACTGGACGGTTGATAAAACGCCTCGCTGGCCTGATCTGTTTTTGTTTATCGGTCGAGGTGCCGGGAAAGATGGATTTATAGCGTTTGAATCGACCTGTTTAATTTCTCCGTATAATCCGATACCGAAATACGATGTTGATATCTGCGCGAACGCAGAAGAGCAGGCAATGCGCCCGGTCAACGACATTCTGGAAGTTTTGGACGACACAAAATTCACAGCAAAACTGAAAAAGTTTTTCTATTGGACAAAAGAAAAGATCGTCGGTCTGAAATATCGCGGAATTATCAAAGGCAGAACGAACGCACCAGGATCAAAGGACGGTATGCGTTCCGGCATGGTGGTGTTCAACGAGATTCACGGCTATTTAAACTATGCAAATATCAAGGTATTTCGAACCGGACTAGGGAAAAAGCCGCATCCGCGTCAACTGTACGCGACAACAAACGGCGATGTCCGGGACGGTCCGCTTGATGACATGCTGAAAACAAGCAAGCAGATTTTGCAGGGAGTCGTACCAGATAACGGTATGCTCCCTTTTATTTGCAGGCTTGATAATAAAAAACTGGCTGCCGACAAAACAAAATGGCAACAGGCAAACCCGTCACTTCCTTACTTGCCAGTTTTAATGGGCGAAATTGAAAAAGAGTTTATTGACTGGCAATCAAACCCGATAGCAAATGCTGACTTTATGACAAAACGAATGAACCTGCCAGAGGGCAGTAAAGACGTCGAGGTTACTGCGTGGGAAAACATCCTGGCAACAAACAAGCCTGTACCTGATATGGACGGACGGTCCGCAGTCGTTGGCATTGATTACTCAATGGTAACTGACTTTGCATCCGCGGTTGTGCATTTCCGAATCAAAGATATCCGATATGACATTGCGCACTCGTGGCTTTGCCTTGCTTCAAAAGACTTACACAGATTAAAGATACCTTACAGGGAGTGGGCAGAAATCGGACTATTGACGCTTGTTGACGATGTCGAAATAAACCCCGACTTAATCGCTAATTGGGTGGCAGATCAAGCGCTCAAATACGACATACAAAAATTAGTGCTCGATAACTTTCGATATGCTTTGCTTGCCAACTCGCTGGCAAAGGTCGGATTTTCTTTTACTGAGTACAAAAACGTCAAGCTTGTCCGACCGTCCGACATCATGAAAGTGGTTCCGATAATCGATCGGTGCTTCGTGAATCAATGGTTTATATGGGGTGACAATCCTCTGTTGAGGTGGGCAACGAACAATACAAAACTTGTCCGTTCAAGCCGCAACCTTGGATCGGACACGGGTAATTTATTTTATGCGAAGATCGACGGACAAAGCAGAAAGACCGATCCGTTCATGGCGCTTGCTCACGCAATGTGCATTGAGGATGAATTGGGCACAGGCGAAATAGTCACGTGTGATATGCCTGTATATAGCTATTAAAGGAGGTAAGAAATGGGATTGATAAACTGGATTAGGAGTTTCGGAACGGGGGGCATATTAACATCGGCGCAAGTAACCGATGAAGAAATGTACAACATCGTTGCCGAGATCCATATCAGGGAGCTTGCTTTCTTTGGCTGCGTGAACATGATATCGAACGCGGTCAGCAAGTGCGAGATAAAAACGTTCGTAAATAATGTCGAAACGAAAGGCCCTGAATGGTATGCGTGGAACGTGTCCCCTAACAAGAACCAAAACTCTTCAAATTTTATGAACAAGCTTTTGACGAAATTGTATTCAGACGGGGAGTGCTTGGTCATAGATAACGCGATGCAGTTTCTTGTAGCCGATAGTTTCTCCATGACGGAATACGCTCTTCTCGACAATGTTTTTGAGGGCGTCACGGTCGGAGATTTCACATTCAATCGAAAATTTAATATGTCGGAAGTAATGTATTTCAAACTGTCCGACAAAAACATTCGAAGAGTGCTGAACGGAATTTATGACAGCTATGGAAAACTGATTTCTTACGGAATGAAGTCTTATCAGAAGTCACGCGGCAACCGAGGAGTGCTGAACTACGAAACAATTCAGCAGGGGAACGAGAGAGCAAAGGCGGACTTTGATGACCTGATGAATAACCGGTTTAAAAAGTACTTTACAGCAGAAAACGCAGTGCTTCCGCTGCCAAAAGGTTATGACTATACCGAGGCGGCAAGTAAAACCTACTCCGCCGAGGGCACCCGCGATATACGCGCCCTTACAGACGATATAAGGGACTTCACGGCGGAGGGGCTAAACATTCCACCTGCACTAGCACGGGGTGATATAGCCGGTATCGCGGACGCCATGACAAGCTTCCTGACGTTCTGCATTGATCCGCTGACGGATATGATTTCAGAAGAGGCGAACCGAAAGCGAAACGGACTTGCCGGTATGGCAAAGGGCAACTACTTGAAGATTGACACGAGGGCGGTCCTGCATGTTGATGTGTTGTCGATATCGACGGCGGTCGATAAGCTGATTGGCTCCGGCGCATACAGCATCAATCAAATCTTGAAGCTGACCGGAGATGAACCGATCAACGAACCGTGGGCGAATCAACACTGGATCACTAAGAATTACAGCACGGTCGAGGATGCGCTGACATCGCTGGGGATTACACTACCAATCAAATAAGGGCACTTCGAAAGAGGTGCTTTTTTAATGCCAAAAATTAGGGGGTGATCAACACGATATACGCGGTCGATTTTGACGGGACGCTTTGCGAGCGGGCATATCCGAAGATCGGGGAACCGATACAAGCGGTTATCGACTATGCAAAGCAGCTATCGATAGACGGGCATCAATTGATTTTGTGGACGTGTCGGACCGATGACAAACTGCAAGAGGCTATCGATTGGTGTGACTCGCAAAGCTTGAAATTTGATGCAGTGAACGAAAATTTGCAATCAGAAATTGATGCCTGGGGAACGGACCCGCGAAAGATAGCGGCGGATTTTTACATTGACGACAAGGCCGTAACGGTCGACTCGATAATTACGGAAAAGGAGGTAAAGCAATTGATTGAAACCAAACCGAAACAGATGTGGGACCTGAAACAGGCCGTACAGTTGGACGCCCTTGACTTACACATTTACGGATATATCGAAGAAATGACATACGACTATGCAACCGGAAATGTTGCGGTGTCTGAAAATTCCGCAAAGCATTTTAGGGAAGCGCTCGAGGCATTCCCGGACGTCAAACAGATAAACGTTTTTGTTAACAGTCTCGGCGGCTATGTCATTGAAGCAATGGCAATCAGGAACCAGTTAAAGCGCCATCCTGCACACGTAACCGGATATGTTGACGGGCTTGCGGCATCGGCGGCAACGTTTATCCTGACCGCTTGCGACACCGTGAAAATGTACTCCAACACCGAGCAGTTACTCCATAACGCGGAAAGCCTGTCGGCTGGAAACGCAAACGATCACAGAAAAAACGCCGAAGTCTTGGACGCCCTCATGGTCGGAAACAGAAAAGCGTACTTAGAGAAGTCAAACGGAAAGATCACAGAAGAAAAGTTGATTGAAATTCTCGAAGCGGCCGCATGGCTTAGCGCCGAGCAGTGTCTCGAATATGGATTCTGCGACGAGATCATAACCGAAAAGGCAGACATGACCGCAGCCAAACAGATGCTGCAGCAGATGAACCATTCGCTTGAACAGCACATCAGTTATAACCAGTCGCTGACTGTTCTTTTACGCGAGTCGCTCGAACTTTTCGACACGCCGAAACAGGTTGAACCGGCTATCATAGTCGATCCAATAATCACCGAACCAGAAACGCCGAAACAGGAAGAAACCAAAATCCCGAAGTTTTTATCAGCGTTGATGCGCTAGAAAAAAGGAGAAATAACACATGAAAAATTTTGACACTTTACAGTCTGAAAAATCCGCAATCATGCAGAAACTGGCACAGGCAACAAAGACCGGAACAGAGGAAGAGATCGCGCAGGCATGGTCTGAATTTTCAATGAACATTCAGGAGGCTTGCATGGTCGAGGCAAACTCAATCGTTCAGAACGCAGATGCAACAGTTCTTGCTTCTCGCGGCGTGAGGCAGCTTACATCCGAAGAGAACAAGTATTACATGGCCGTTATTGCCGCCATGTCGTCCACGAACCCCAAGCAGGCACTGTCTGACATCTCCGTTGTAATGCCTATCACGACAATCGACGCAGTGTTTGACGACCTTGTTACTTCTCACCCTCTTCTGGATGTCATTGATTTCCAGAACACATCCGGCCTGATCGAGTACATCGTCAACACAAACACAAAGCAGCTCGGAACATGGGGCGTGCTTACCGCCGCAATCGTAACTGAACTGACAAGCGGGTTCAAGAAGATCCCTCTTGCCTTGACAAAGTACTCCGCGTTCCTCCCTGTTGCGAAATCCATGCTCGACCTCGGGCCTGCTTGGATGGACAGATACGTCAGAACGATCCTGTCTGAAACCGTTTACTTTGGCCTTGAAGAGGGAATTGTAAACGGCACCGGTAAGGATATGCCTATCGGAATGAACAGACAGGTTCAGGACGGCGTTACTGTCACCGGCGGCGTATACCCCGTAAAGGCAACCGTCGCAGTTACAAGCCTTGATCCTGTTGCCTACGGCGCGCTTGTTGCCGGAATGGCAGTTGACGGCAAGGGCGGGAGCCGCGTCGTTACAGAGGTCATCATGATCGTCAATCCCGTTGACTATCTGACAAAGGTGTTCCCCGCTACGACCGTTCGCGCCGCAGACGGA